GCTGGTCCACCGGCCAGCAGACTTGTTATCTGCTTCCAGCTTTATTTCTGGGAAAATGTGTCGATAGTCTTGGCTATCGATGATGTTCCTTACTTTACGTCCAAACCTAACCGCAAGCTCAGCGGTGTGGGTGGTCTGTATTATTTTTAAATTACCACGCAGTCCCATCATCCATGACGGGAAGTAAGTGCTTGCAAACTCAGACTTTGAGTGTCGAGGAGGCAAACAGACAATAAGTCTTTTCAGCTTGCCTTCCGCAATCTTGTTAAACTTCTCGCCAATAATTTTGTGGTGTCGACCTTCTATAAAGTCCGGCCAAAGATGTTTGACATAGCTTATAAAATCTGTTCGACACGCATCCTGCTTTTCGAGCTGGTCGTATCGGTTCAGCAAGGCAAGAGCCTCCGACTGATCTTGCCGAGACAAGATGTCAAAGTCTTTTATGCTAAGTTCACTCAATGGTCGGAACCGGTGCTACCGAGGCAGTGGGGTTCGGAACACCGGTCCCTAGGCAATCTTGGTGCAAGTTGCCTATTGCGATTATACACCCTCCCACGGCTCTCCTTTAAACAATAATGACTCGGCTTCTCTACGTCTAACTAAACCGTCTAGCACTTGTCCACCAGCACGATTCCATCTTTTCATTTGTCGAGGCACTTCTTCAAAATTCCCAGAGTTTAATTCTTTGAGCATAGTTGACTCTTTCAAATTAGCTGGACCAAGATTGTAGGTCCAAGCAACAAGAGCATCGAACTCGTTTTGTTGAAGCTCTGATTCAACATAGTTTTTGACGTAGTCTTCAAATTCAACCAAATCGTTAGCCAACATGGTTTCTGCTTCTTCTTGAGTGCAGGTATCGCCATCAGAAACACCAGCCGTATGGCCATAACCAATAGTGGGTACGTCCGCTGAGCATCTGTACGCAGTCAATTCGCATCCCTCAAAAGACTTGATCAGAGAAATTCCTTCCTGTGATGTTTTCAAATCGTCATTCATCTTTTACACCCTCTTGTTCTTCATCCGACTCTCGATAGTACTTTACTATGCTGAGTACCTGTCTTAAATATCTTTTGACGTCAGCCATGTTTGTTGAAAGATTTTCATAGCCTTTCGTCGTCAAGGCATACCAGACGTTGGTGGGAGCGTTGCCCTCGTTTAAGTCATCCAAATACTCTTGCATAATTTGAGGGTTTAGTACGGTCCACTCCACCAGTACTGGATCAATCTGGTTCGGGAGCGGAGGATGATATTTAGGCGCCTTCTGGACAACCGTAACCACCTCGACAGGCGTGACCTCCGGTATTTCCCGGCTTGACCCGAAGATGGAGCAGCCACTAGCTAGTAACAGGATCAGGAACAAAAACGTCCTGATCAAACTGGTTTTCATCGGTAATCTGTTTAAGATCATTCAACACTGCCTTCGTACCGCGATTAATAATATTTTCTATTAACTTTGGCTTCCTTATGGACAATACATCCATGGAATGCCTTGAAAACTTTTTTCTAATATCGGTGACCTCGTTTTGCGCCATAATATTTTCTTTTTGCAAGCGCTCAACCTGAGCAATCATTAATTTTTGATTCTCAATAGTTTCTTTCAGGTTTTTGTTTTGATTTTCGATTGTCGTTTCTAAAGTTTTTTGATTCTGGATTGATTGCTCTAGCCTAATATGAAACGAATCCAACTCAGCTTGTGATTTGTCGTAGTACATTTTAAATGCGCCACACACAACAACTAAAGCAACACCTAAACCAACGCTTAATTTAAATCCCACTTATGACCCTTTCTTCCATTTCTTAGAGGGTGATTTAGTTTTGCTAGGTGACCATTTGACACGGTTTGCCCAGTAAGCTGCTGAAAGCTTGCCCTTTTTTATATTTTTTGCATGGCGAGATTTGAACGCTTTCCTTTGACCTACAGTCTGATTGGTTTTGACACCCTGCTGACCAAAGCGGATTGTTTTAACCTTGTCACCTTCCTTCGCTACGACTATATGAGACTTCTTAGGATGATTAGGGGTTCGCTTGGGTTTATTAAATCCAGTTACTCCTGCCCTTTTCAATCTTGGATCTTTTTTGGGCGGCATTATCTTTTCTTCCCTTTGTGCAAACCATGCTTAGCATGCTGTTTCCCTTTTGCCGTTGCAGCTCTTTTCTTTTTGTTAGCTGCCGCAAGCTTTTTTCTGCCTTTCGGGGTCGATTTTAATTTTTTTATGGTGGCAGAAGGCGCATACACTTCGCCGGTTTCAGAAGATTTTTTACCGCTTGGAGTACGCCATTTCTGCTTGGTCCATTTCTTCAAAGATTTTTGAGACTTCTTCAAAGCCATTAGCTTTTGTATCCTCCGCCTTTAGCTTTGTATTGCTTTGCCAGCATCTGAGCTTTACGAGCTGACCATTGTCCGGGCTTACCGCCTTTAGATCCGGCTTTGATCTTGTTGAACAGAGACTTTCTCATGGATGGCTTCGTATAATTACCAGCTTCGTTAACGCGAGATTTAGATTTCTTTTTTGCTGCCGGTTTTTTCTTTGGGGGCATATCTACACCAAAAAGTTTATGTTGTTTGAAGCTTTCGCTTGCTGCATTTCGATCCTGCCGTTTTTGGAAATATACAACGTCGTATTTAATTGTTCCACCCTTTGACGACGCTCTTCAACTTGCAGATCGTCCATGAGCCTCTGATACTTTTGTTCAGCGACTTGTCGCCATGCAATTTGATTAACGGGTGTTGCTGCTCCTATATCCATCACTTAAAAATCAGTATGATCCCTCCGATCAAAATAAATGCACAAAGTAACCCTATGGCGGTTACTCCCATTACGACCCAAATTTGTTGAATCATTTTCTTTCTGGCAGCAGCTCTTGCTTTGATGGCTTCCATCTGTCTTTTATGGTTAGCTTTCTGCCTAGCCTTAGCTTCATCCCATCTTTGCAACAGAGCTGGGTCGTGAATTACGAGCATGTCGTGAAGCGACTTTTCCCATTGATCCCTTCTATGCTTTATGCTTTCGAGTTTTAGCAATTCTTGAGATGACAGGTTATTAATTATCGAGTCTTTCTTTTCACGCTCAAAAGAATCGAGCGCGTCACTAAACCCTTGCATCAATTCAACTGCTTTCGCGGCTCCATCTCCAACCTCGTTCAATTTGTTAATGGCCGTGCTGATGGTTGACAAGATTGCACCGGCTGCTGCGACGCTTTCAATTATCATGGTAAAACTCTACGGTTTTCTAGACATGTAGGCGGTAGCGCCGAAATACAACCCGATAATACTGGCTTGTGAAAGGAAGAGCATATCACTTAGAGAAGACAAGGTTGAAAGACGTTCTTCTGGGACAAAAGGGAACAAAGGTAATAATGAGTAGAGAACCATTGAGGACATAGCAACCCAAGCTATTCTGCGTTGACTATCTTGCTTCTCTTCGCGCAAATCCAGCTCAATCATCTGAGTTGCTCGAGAGAGTTCTTCGTCGTCAACGGTCCCGTCCGAATTTATGTCATATTTTGCCCAAACTGAATTTTCTTGTAACTTCTTAGACATTTTCTTTCAACCGCTGTTGGCGATAAAACTCAATGTACTCATCCCACCGAGCAAATCGCTTTTCTTCATGTATATAAAATAAACCGCTGTATATGCTCATATTCAATCCCAAAACTTTTGATTGGCTCCCGCCATAACAGGCTTACAGTATGCAGTAATATTCTGTTGCTTTATACCACCTCGGCAACGGGGGTCTCTACAATTATGTTCGATCCAGTAGGCAAATTGCTGACAACGATGTATATCTCGAAACAACATCTGTTCTGAACCCTGCGCCACATTGCCTTCGATGACGGTTATTAACATGAAAGCTAATATTGCACCTTGCATAGGTCATAAAAATTTAGCGGCTACGATCGTCACAATCATGAATGGATAAACACCCCATAGCAACATCTCTAATCTCTTGAACTTTGCAGATCCTTCGTCTAGACGTTTTTCGATGTGTTCGTATCTGATAGCGCATTCTCGCTCATGAGTTTTTATTTCACTCAA